TATTTTTATATTTTGGCATAACCACGTGCTCATTAAATAGAAGGTAGGGGGGGTCGCCCTGCCCACCTTGAAGAAAATTCGCCAGACCTCAGACCGTACTAATAAGACCGTAGGACAATTACCGTAGTTCTTGTTTTGTTCTCATTTAGGATTTGACCCAGTTCTAAGGGGAACATTTAGGGAACATGGTTTCCACCATTAATCAAAATAGCAAGGTCTAAAATTTGTAATTATTTGTAATAAATTGTTAGTATTTCAGGATAATATTATATTGACAACCACTTGTATCTATGCCTTAGATGTTCGCTTATTGTTCCAATTATTAAAGCTCAGGGAATTAAAAAAGCCCTCTATAATTTTAGAGGGCTATGTAATTTAGAAAAGAGTATCTAAAAAATCTATTTAGTTTTTGTTGTGAAAATCTTTAACTTTATTGTAAAGACCACCTTCTTTATATTGCTTTGCAACAAATATAAATTTTTTAGTATCTAAAAATTTTGCAAGTTTTTTATTATTGCTTAATGCTTTACCTATTTTCACTAAAGTTTTGAAAACAGTTTCAGTACCATTTTCAGTTTCAAGCGATTTTGATAAAAATACATCAATCATATTAATAAATTTAGTTTCTTCATTACTGTTTAAAACTGTATTAGATTTATCAGTTGCCTGATTAATACTATCAGTTAAATTTTCCATTGAATTTTCAATGGCATTTTTTTCAGTATCAGAACCTTTACTAACAAATTTATGATAGTTAATAATTGGATTGCTCATAGAAATAATTTGATTGATTGAAAAGTCATTATAAGTAGTTTGACCTCTTTCAATAGTTTTAATTAAATCTTGAGAAAATCCATTTTCCTCAGTCATTACTCTTTTTTTAATAGGGTATTCTTCAGAATTTTCTAAATTAGTTAAAAATTCTAATCTTACATAGACCCTATTATTAGTAGAATATTCATCAGTAGATCGTATAAAAATAGGATTTTCTTTATCTGAATAATCTACGCTAAAAGGTATTTTAGCAGTTTGTTGAGGGTCACCTTCTTTCATGTTGCCTACTGAACAAAATGGAATTTTGCCACTAGATTTTTCAGCATTATGAAAGTTGCCTAGAAAAAATTGAACAGCACTAGCAATGTCTTTTAAAGCAGTAAAATGACTTTTAAAAGTTGCTTTAAATTGTGCTAATGAAATTTTATCATAGACCTCAAACAAGCCCTCATTGTAAACACTATCAACCCATTTATCTAATTCACTTTGAGGAATTTTAAATTTATCATTAACCTCAGGTAAATAGATATCATAATCAATATTGTTAAGAGTAAGTAGAGCACACTCAATCAATAAATTTCCTCTAGTAGATAAATCAGATTTTATATTTTCATCATTTTTTTCTAATAAAGATTTTATTTTATTAAGTGTATCAAGTTTAGTTTCCTGACTAATTTCAGGCATAGTATTTTCTTCAACAACCCCAATATTATTATTAATATTTTTGGCTGTATTTTCAGTAGTAGTAGTCATAAGACCTCGACTTTCTGATTTTAAAAATACTCTTTCCATAACCCTATTATGCACTTTTTTAACTCTATTGCAAACAAATCCTAGTATTAAGCCTTTTTTTATTTAATGGCTATTTTCTGCCAATTATTAAGGATT